TAATTTCTACCCAATTTCCGTTTTGATCTTGTCCGTAGCTTCTCATGGTGATACTCCCCCTGAAACACCGCTTCCTGTGGTAACTCCAGTATGTTGATGTGCCAAGAATGGTTTGCCGTTTATGGTCAAAGTACCAGTAATACTTATTCCCGATGATGTTATTGAGATTGTATTAGAACCGACCGATAAAGTAAGGTTTGTTGAACTAGATATTTGGATACCAGTATTTGTAACGACAATCGAGTTATCACCAGCTGTATCTGCAAGACTTGCCCCATCTGGTGCTTGAATAACCACCGCCAAGGGGTTTACTTCTTCCCACAAAGCACTCCCAATTGGAACAAATACCAAAGCACCCAAATTGCTTGCAGGTGAATCTAATGGGGCTAATCCTGCCCCTAAACCATTAATACCACCAAGTCGAACATCTGCCGAAATACAAATTCCCAAATCGCCTACTTGTATGGGTGTACGAATATATTGGCTACCAATCGTTGCGCAAGTTACTGGGGGTAATGGGGTATTTAATGTACTGTAAACCTCAAAATTTACCGTAACGATTGCCCCTTCAACGGAAACGACCGAACAAGGCAATATTTTTCCAAGCGAATTAATATTATTCTCAATCTTTTGTTGAGAAAAATCATTCATCGTCCTCGCAAATGGTGTTTTTTGTGCCTGGCTCATAAGTTATCCAATGTTAAATCTACACCAGGAATAACGCAATCAATAATAGTTACCCAACTATTTGCATCTGCTTGACGGCTATTTCCAACATGACGTATCTGCGTTATTGTAAAAATGCCATCAAATGAAACAAGATTTCTATATTGAGAAAAACTTGCAACAGTATTTGTAATTGGGCTTCCCGCAGGAAATATAATGCTGTCTCCAATATTTAAATCTGCCCTCATAACCAATTTTGCTTGAACAGTAGCAACATCAATCCAAGTAATATTACCAATCAAGTCCCAATAATTGACAACTGCTGATTCTGTTGTAGGTGTTGTGCCATCTGTCAAAACAAAACCAGTAGCAGAATTAGATACACTTGCGCCAAAATAATTGGGTAATTTGATAATATTTTTGCTAGTGTCGTTAACCCATTTGCAAAATGATTCCAGATTAGGATAGTAACCAGTTACATTTTCTGTATATACAAGATTTGGGCTGAATGAACCATAAACTGGAACGCCTGGATAAGATATTGACAAAGAACTTTCAACGGCTGACTGTAATGGTTGACCCATTTTCCAATCCAAAATGATATTGGCATTAGCACTTGGGTTATAGGTTGCGGGGGCGACTTGCAAATTAAGAACAACTTGAGTTCCTTGCCAATTTCCAAACGCTTGAATTATTGTTCCATCAATAATTAATCCTGCTTGAAATTGATCTGCAAAAGGCAACCCCGCAGACATTCCAACAGAAATTTGAATTTTTGCACCGTTAAAATTGGCTGATTGGTTTAAATCTTGGAATGAAACGCCATAAATCCTGACCGTTCCAATTTGTGACGGCTGATGATACCAAGTTTGAAAAATATCTAAATCTACCCTGAGTGCTGATGTATTGTCTAATCCAGTTGGCACAATACCAGGTATAACCATTGAAGAATAGGTTATAGGTAGAAAAGCCGTTTGACTTTGCAATCCTGGGCTTATGACAATGTTGTAAAAACGCATTTATGGATTAATCTCAAAGTTTCCACTACTTGCTCTGTAAACCAAAGATGAAGTAGTGAAATAACCAAACACTAGATTAATATCATAATCATCAGGAGATGAAATAATTGGTCTGCTAACGATTAAAGTCCTAAAATTGTTATAAATATTGACGTAATATCTTTGCCCATAAACATTCCAAGTGCAAGTTGCAATGTACGTTTGACCATCCAGAGTAGGATTAAATTGGAACGGCTGATTTGGCGATGGGTTAAATGCAACGAATGTAGTCATATTACCAACTTGATGCAGTAGAAGTTATATTAGTAGGTACTGGATTACCTGCACCAATGTTCTGCAATAGCGACCCCAAAACCTGCAATGCCCCAGTAACGGTAATTAAAGGTTGTACAAAGTCCCATTGATACATCAGTTGTACTTGCTTATCACCTGCGCTACTAACGTCTCTGATACCTGTTAAAAGGCAATTGGTGTAGGTGTAAGCAGGGGTAATAACCGTAAATGTACCGCCTTGGGATATGTGCGTTTGAATTTCTGTTTGTAAAGCGGTCAAAATAGCTTGCTTGATTAAATAGCCGCCATCATTTTGCGCAGGGCAAACCATCAGCATACTAACTTTTAAAGGCATTTGAACAACCGCATTAGCCGCCATCTGCAAACTAAAAAATGGATATTCAGCTATTGACCAATCTGCTAATGTGCTTCCAGGCAAAGGCTTGTAATGCGCAAAAAATTGACCTTCTTCAATTCCTGGAATATCAAACATTTCAGTCAAAACAGTAATCGGCAACAATCCGCCAGGAATAAATTGCGCAATTCCATTTTGCAAAATAATGGGCGATATTTCGTATGCGGCTTGAAATGCGGTTTGACCAAAAGAACTCATGTAATCCTCACTTCATTGCATTGGTTGTAATAACCAAATCGCCACCAGATGCGTTATTGACATTGACTTGATAGCCAAATTTGCCCAAATATCCCGCAGTTTCTTCGGGCAATTTAAGACCTGGTTTGCCGCCAAGGAATTTATTCAAGTTACCTTCGCCCCAATTGTAGGCGGCTAACGCATCAGGTACATTGCCATGATAATACTGAATCAATTGCTTGATTTTTCTTGCCGCCGCATCTGCTGAACTTGCAAAATCATTAGGATTTGATAATCCATATTCTTGTGCAGTTTTCGGCATAAATCCAAAATGCCCCATTGCACCCTTGGGCGATAGCATATTTTTACCACGACCAGATTCCGCCATCCAAATCATGTCAAGAATACCAGGCGGCAAACCTTTTTGAATTTCAATTTGCCTTAAAAATTCGTATGCCTTGGTTCTGTCAACCCCGCCTTTAGCCATTTCTGCTTTAAAGGCTTTTGTTTTTGGGTCATCTTTATCTGCTATGTGATAGCCCAAATAATCATGCGCCAATTGTTCTGCTTTTTGACCCAATGAAAGATTCATTGTGTCTGGCGTTAATTTTCCTTGCGCCTTCAGTTCTGCGTTGCGTTGTTCAGGCGTTTTGAAGAAATCTTGAATGTAATCGGTAACGCTTTTTAAAGCCAAACCAAAGTTTTTTACATTCTCGTAAAAGTCTTCAATATCTTGTTGAAATTCAGGCGAAGTCAGATATTTACCAAAATCTTCAATTTTTGAACCCAAATTTTCAATCCAAACTTTAATTTTTGGGCTATCCAGTAAACTGGTTATAAATTTTGTAATACCTTCAGACAATTTTTCAAAAGCAGGTGCAAGGGCAACCAGTTTGTCAATTAATTTGGTTTCAAGATCATTACCAGATCGTTTAAGTTGAACCCAAAAATTCTGCCATTTGCGACTTGTTTCATCGTCAACCGACAATGTATCCCTGTCTTGCTTTAATCTTTTGAAAGTTTCTTGTAATTCTTTTTGGCTGAGTGAAGACAAACGGCGCAATTCTTCCATGCTAAAAATTTGATTAAGACCCATTGCCGTTGCAAATTGAGGGGTTTTTCCTCCCTGATTGAATAGCTTGATGGCATTGGTGATAATTGTTGGCAATGCTTGTTCCGCATTTTGCCCTGCAACAAGCCCTAAACGGCTCAGAATCGGTCTTCTTGATAGGTCATTCTGTATATCAGCAATGTTGCCTAAAACCTGGCCTGGGTTGATATAACGCCCCAAATTGACGTTTGCGGCTCTTAATCCGCCAGTAGAAATACCCAATCCTTGCGCTTGTCTGCGGTAATCGCTTGCGCTTGCGCCTAATGCGCCCAATCCAAAGCCACCGCCAATTGAACCTAGCGTAACCCACCTGGCAAGCGAAACAACGCTATTAGCCAAGTTTTGGGCAATATTACTTGTGGATTTTTCGGTTTCTTTTAAATCTTTGTTTGCATCTTTGACTTTTTTGTCAAATTCTTGCAAATTCTTTAAAGATTTTTCCAGGTGTTTATTTAGCGTTTGTGCGCCACCTGCTGATGCCTGATTGACTTTTTGCCAATCACCAGGCATTTTTTTAAGTGCGGCTTGATATTTCTCAAATGCTTGTTGAAACTTCTTAAAAGATTCGTCTAAAACGTCAATCTGAATAACACTTTTGGTTGCCATTTTTCTCTCTTTTAAAAAAGTGATCTATTACTGATTGCTTTTATTAAATGACGATTCCTGTATTCATTAGCATCCGTCCATTTGCCGCCGCTTTCCTTGATGAATTCACCAAACCAAGCATTACTTAACTTTTCTAAGCAATGATGGATGATTCCTTCGCCTTCTTTCCAGTAGTCTCTGGCTTTGTCTGTATCGGCAAGCCATTCTGAAACGCCGTACAGTCCAAGGACGAAATTTCCCAATTTCGTAACGCTCCTGCCATCTCCAAGAAAGAATTTTTCAAATCCTTCGGAGCAACCTTGGAGATTGCAGTAAAAAAAACCAAAGATGAAAGAGTTTCGGCTTCTTCATCTTCATCTAAGATTTCTCTTTTCACCGCTACGTCAAAAGGAATTGTTTCCCATCCTTTTTCTGTACTCATAATGACGTTGGTTAATCTGACTATTTCATTAATCAAACCAAACTTAACGCCACCATTTCCATCCCAATTACCCGCCTTTAAAGCCAAAGACTTCAAAGCAGGATAAGCAAGTTGGGGGGCAGATAAAGCTAAGTGCGCCTGGTTAATTGAATCAAAGCATTGACTAAATACTTTGCCCAATTCAAGGTAAAACTGCTCAAATACAGATCGACTAATTGAAGCGGAATGAATATAAACCAATCCGTTTCGACCAGTCTGAACTTGCATCACTAGGTTCAGATTCCTGTCGATTTTCACAATTTATCCTTTTTAACCGATTGCAAATAAACTTGAGTTGATACTATAAACGCCACGCAAACGAACGATTAAACCCGCTTGTGTACCGTCAAAAGCTACTTCTTGAATACTTGATAAAACACAATTGTTTAATTGAAATGAACTCAAAGCAACAGAATCAGGTATTACAGTAACTGACCCCATTGTTGTGTTTGTTTCAATTTGTTGCTTGTATGCGTTTCCAAGGGCTTGGGTTCTTAACAAGTGCATGGTTACTGTGCCGTAAATGTAAGGCTCTGGGCTTGTAACCGCACCTGTTAAAGTGCCAATCAGTTGAGAAGTGTCACCATCAAAACCAAGGCTAATCGCTTCTTTTGCAAGGTAAGCAGAAGTTACGTTTAGGTTGGTAAAGTTAGCAAATACTACGCTTGCAAGTAGTCTATTTAGTGTACCTTGTACGACTTGGGGATTTGACATTTATTGCTCCTTAAACTGGAATATTACTTGCAGTCAAGTAAATGGTAATAGATGTAAATCCTCTGAGTGGCACAAATGTGCAACTTAGACCGTTATAAATACCTGCCGCATA